GTGAAGAGCAAAACTGCTCAAAAGGCTGAGAAAGCCACACTGAAAGCTGCCGCAAAAGAGCAAGCAAAATCGTTTAAGTGTATTGTACATACTACTAATAGCGATCATAATTCAGTGGATTGTCCTAAATTCCGTAGTAGTGATTGTCAGAAGTGGGCAAAATCTGGTAGATGTGATTTTGGTGATCAGTGTTTTTTCAAACATGACACAGAGAATTTGCCAAGAGATTTTCCTCCTCCCGTCATTGCAACACGGAATGATTTGCCAATTGTGGAGATGCAAAAAGAGTTAGCTGCAAAGAATGCCATGAACAATGAGCAGCGGTTGGCTAGATTGTATCTCCACCAAGACAATCTCAGAAAAGAAATCGCCAGAATTGAAAAAGGCGAAAGTTTTGCTGAGAAGAAAGTGCAGTTTCAAGCTGCAGTCCAGGAAATTCCTGAAGCATTAAATAGAGGTCCACGTTTTGAGGTGGATCGTGCTCGGAAATTCGTTGGAGTTTTGTCCTGGGCTTACAATGGTGAAGGCAAATTTGCAAACTGGGGTCATGTTTGGGGTGGTATTTGTACTGCTGAACATGCGCTGACTACAAAGAGTGGCGAAAAAATCCCGGATGCTGTTGCTGTCCAATGTAAGATTTGGCGTCCAGATGGTTTAAATTGGAAGAGAATTTCTTTTGTTTTGACTGCTGGACAATTTCGTAAGTATTGGTATGATAGTAGTGCAGCTACTATGCCTAAGATTCCCACCGATACAGTGAACTTATATGTTAATGTAGTTCCTGGACCAGGAGTGGTTGTCTCTGGTGTAAAAGAAACCGATATTGTGCATGTGGTGGCCTATGATTCAGATGAAAAATTTGAGAAAGGGCTTATTGCTAGTGCAAGTGCACCGGTGCAGAAAATTGAATGCAGTGATGAAGTCACAAAAATGTTATATGATCTGTCAACAGATTATGGCAACAGTGGCGCAATTGTGTTTAATGTGCATCACCATGCTGTCGGGTTGCACAACTTTCGTCGACCTGGGGTGAACGGTGGTATTGTATTCGATGATCGTATGAAGAATGCATTTAACCCCGGTCATTTAAACAAATAACCCCGCTGCCGGAGTTTCAGCCGTGGGAAGATTGGTATAATAGTTACTTTGAGTATGGACCAATATTCACAGCTGACACTGTGGCGGGGCAGGTTGACAAATCCATTGATTTCAAAGTATTTCTGGAAACAGAAGACACTCTTGATTATCTTGGTAGAGCAAGGAAGTTTAGTGGTTACAGAGTGCAGGAAAATCTTAATCACTCATTTGCAGCTTTCATGGCGGATAAAGGGCTGAATTGCGATGGATATCGTATGACTCGACCAGTTCGTGAAACTGGTTTGAGATCTATTGCGAAATATAATCGTAAACAGCCTGAATTTGACATGGAGGCTTTTATTTTGAGTGGTGAGTGGACAAAGAAGCACTTTGGCCCCTATATGCGAGGATCATGGATGCTGGATTGGGATGATGTGATACCATTAGCGGATCGCACCACCTCAGCTGGTTTTCCTCATTCTAAGCTGTTCCCTAACAAGGGGGCTTTCATTGACTCTGGAATTCGAGAAATGCTGG